CTTTTTTGTGTATGCGTGCGAAAAAAAAGCCTAGGGGTAAAAAAAATGGCAGATGCAGAGATTGAAGCAATCAAAAACAAAAAAAACATGTACGAGAAATTTTGGGCTGGCGAGCTTCCGCCGGATATTCAGGCGCATCTTGATTCCGTGTACCATCAGTGCAAAAGTAATGATGAGGGGCTGTTCAAAGCCGGCTTTATGCTTGGCCACCGTTTTGATGAATACAGGGACCAGCTTATGCCAGAAGAAAAAAATTCCGGAGGTGCGAAAAAAAATGCCAGGGCCGAGAATTGAACCTGAGCTGCAGGAACTTCATGACGAGCTTGGTTCTAAAACTTATCTCAAGCTTTACGCATACATTTATACAAAAACACTGAACAGCGGAAATAAACGTTATTCAGGGAAACGATATGAAAATAGCAGTGAGAAGCTTGCTGCTCTTAAAAAGAAATATGCTGACGGTGTTCCCGCTGGGACCATCGAGCAGATGCTGAGGATTAACGAAAATGGGTAGACCACCGAAAAGCGTTGAAGAACATATTGCAAACGGAACTTACAAGCCTTCCAGACATGACGGTCGCGGAGTGTCTCTTGAACCTCTGGAAAATCTTCCGGCTCCGTTGAACCTTTCAAAGCGTGCTGCAGAAAAATGGGAGGAAGTAGTTCCGGCAATGCTCTCTGCTGGACTTGTAAGCGTGGTCGATGTAGTAATCCTGAAAGATGCGTTTATCAGTTATGACATTGCGCAGGATTGTCTGGAGAAGGTAAACGCTTATGAGAGTTATGGCGAGTATTTATCAAATCTCGACAAAATAAAGCAGATGAACCTTCTGGACGTGTATAAGGAGCACATGAACCGATTCCATAAAATCATGATGAAGTTCGGTGTTACTCCGGAAGCTCGTACAAGGATGCGTGTAAAACAGCGCGAGAAGGATGATCAGGACTTCTTAAAAGAACTAATGGGGAACGGTTAAATGAGTGAGTATTCAAGAAACCTTGCAATTTTACTACTGGGATTTACAGCTCTGTTTATAACAATAATTGCAATGTGCGCGTGTTGTCATGACAACAAGATAATGCGCGATTATAACGACAGTATGCGGCAAAGCATGGCAGAAATGAAAAGACAGCAGGAGGTTCAGGATTCTGAGATTCGTCAGGTAAAGACAGATACAGAAATCATGCTCCGGTTGGTAATAGACAAGATTTATCTTGAAGAGGAGGATCAGGATGAATGAGGAAAAAGACAATGTGCCACAAAATGACACAAAGCCTGTAAAGCGCTGTGAAAACTGCGCTCATTACAATGTTCAGTATCCACCGCCCTTCTGCATTGACTGTAGAACAGGCTGGAACGATGACTACACTAAACCAGATTTTTATAAGCCGAATAATGCGGCATTAAGAATTGAAAAGGCGGCAAGATTATGAAAGAAAAACTTTTAATAGCAGCAACGAAAAAAGACTATACTATCGACGTGGATGGGAAGCCCTTTGAAGTAAAGAACGAGAAAATTATGGGAGTTATGGATCCTTCCAGTGAAGATTCATATTTTTCCGGAATGGTTATAGCTCTTCACAAGACAAACGGATGGCAGTTTGAAGCAACAGAGGTTCTGAGTCGCGAAGAGTTTGACGAGAGCGTCTTGTCCTGGAAGGAGGTCCTATAGATTATGAAGAACATCAAACAGCTTGAAGAATTAGAAGAACAAGAAGGTTTATCGGATGAAGTTATAACTGAGATTTTAACAAACAGGGATGTAAATAAAGCGTACAAGATTTTGATGCAAAGCGCCTTTTTGTTTTACCATCTATGCGGCAAGAATGTCTGGGAGACGGAAGAGGAATATTTTAAGGGCTTCCCTTTTACTGTTCATTATGTAGACGGCGGAACCATTGCCGCCCAGCTTCTGAAAAAATATGATTCAGAAAAAGGCATCTGGTAAGGAGGTTGCAAATGTCTATTGAAAAAGAAGCTGCAGAGGCTTTCCAAAGTCTACCGCTGGAAGATCGCGAAAACCTCTGTACTATTCTGCAGGCGTTTACGCTTGGTTATAAAATGGCTTGTGCGAAGGAGGAGCAGAATGCTGGAAGAAGTGACAGAGTGCATTGCACAAACGAATATAAAAAATAATCTTAAGAAAAATGGCTATAAGGTTTTATCAGATACTCGTCTTTTGAACTTCACAAAGCGAGAGCTGATAATGGCAATTCGTATGCTTGAAAATAACTGGAGCAATAAGATTGAACAGTACGACAATTCAATTCATTATGCTGAACAGCGAATAGAGAGGATGAAGTGCTGTGCAAATTGCAAATATTCCGAAGAAGATAGTAAAACAATATCAATTTGTGATAAATGTTTTGAAATGTGCTATTGGGAATTAAAGGAATAGAAATATGACAGAGATTCAATATATTGCAGTTCTTGAAAGTGAAAAGAGGCAGCTTGAAACATTTAAGGCATCAGTAGATTCTGAGATAAAGGGCCTCGAAAGAAGAATAGAAGAACTGAAAGAACAGAACACCAACCTTCAGATAATGCTTAAAGCAGAAAGAGAAGTCAGGTGTAATGAAGATTACTTGAAAAGAGTTTGCGAACTTGAAGAGCAGATAGAGAAAATGAAGAACTGTTGGAACTGTAAAAATTGGAATTGGAAACACGGTAGATGTCAGAAGAAATTGAAAGGCGATTGTTTTAAGGCGAGTAAATGGGAATCAAAGGAGTAAATTTTGTTATTCATAGGAAAAGATCCGGAGGATGCGTTTTTGACAAGGCAGGAGTTTGAAGCGGACCAGATACGGCGCAAAGGATATGTTTGTCCGGCAAATAGTTTTAATCCTGAATTGTTTGAATTGCCGCCTTCCGAAGTATGTCCGAATTGTGATCATTTTAATAATGACTGCATTGTTTACGGCAAGAGACGAAAACATGGAAAAATATAAGTTTACCTATCTAAAATACATAAATGATGTTTCAAACTCGCGGATTCCGACTTGTAAGATGGTAAAGCTTGCTGTGAAGCGCCATATAAGAGATATAAAGGAAAGTGAAGAAGGAAGCTTCCCTTATTACTTCGACCATAAAAAAGCGCAGAGTGCAATCATCTTTTTTTCGCAGCTGGTCCACACAAAAGGAAAGCTTGCCGGCCAGAAGCTCAAGCCGGAACCATGGCAACAGTTTATAATTGCCAGTCTTTACGGCTGGCGCAGACGCGATAACAATAAGAGGCGCTTCCGCAGAGCTTATATTCAAATTGCCAGGAAAAACGGCAAGTCCTTCCTTGCTGCAGGCGTGTCTCTTTATGATCTTCTTACCGAACCAGGCGCCGAAGTTTATTCTGCAGCAACTAAAAAGGATCAGGCGCGAATTGTTTTTGAAGATGCAAAAAATACGGTCCGCTATTCTAAGGACCTGAAAAAGTACATCAAGCCCCTCGCCCACTCGCTCACCTGTGCAGATGGTGCCATGAAGCCGCTTGCATCTGATTCAAACACGCTCGATGGTTTGAACCCTTCATGCGCTATTATTGATGAATACCATGCGCATAAAACGACGGAGCTTTTAGACGTTATAGAAACAGGTATGCGTGCCAGACAGCAGCCGCTTATGTTCATTATTACGACTGCAGGAAACAACAAGAATTCTCCGTGTCATGAAGAATACGAAAAGTGCGGAAAAATGCTTGCCGGTGCGAACGGTTACGAGAATGACGAGTATTTTTCCATAATTTTCGAGCTTGATAAAGGCGACGACTGGAAGAACGAGAAAAACTGGTATAAAGCGAATCCGAATCTGGGAGTAAGCGTTGAACTTGATGCTATGCATACAGCTTTCCGCGAGGCTCTGCTTTCAAATTCAAGCGAGACAGCCTTCCGCACAAAGAATCTGAATGAATGGCTCAATGTTGCAGAGGCATGGATAAACGATAGATGCTGGGCTCATTGTTTGCATCGTTATGCAGAGAAAAACCTTGAGGGCTTGCGATGTTGGGGCGGTATAGACCTTTCAAAGAGGCTGGACTTCACTGCTTTGACATGGTATTTCGAGCTTCCAAAGGGCAAGCGCTATGCAAAGCATTATTTTTTCATTCCGGAAGGACAGATAGATATAAAGATGAAGCAGGACTCTTACCGCATCCGGTCCTGGATAAAGCAGGGTTATATAATAGCGACTCCAGGAGAAACACAGGACTTCAATTTTATGCTTAATATCATCCGTGAGGATGCAAAAAAATATGATATTCAGGAAATTGCCTACGACCGAAATCTTGCAGAGTATCTTATTCAGGATCTTGCTGCAGAGTTTACTTGTGTAGATTTTTCACAGTCTATTATTGGAATGAGTGAGCCTTCCAAAGCCTGGGAGCAGGCTATTTTGGATAATAAAATCATCGACAATAATCCGGTTATGGCTTGGATGGTAAGCTGTGCCACAGTGAAACCGGATGCAAATGGCAATATAAAACCTATAAAACCGGATACAAATAAGACAAGCAAGCGCATTGATGGAGTTATAACTTCGATAATGGCAAATAACCGCCTCGAAATTGCACTTGCAGATGAATCAAAGCCGCTTGTGAGCGTTGAGGATATGTTCTTTTAAGGTTCTCTGACTTTATTATTGCATGTACCTTTCTTAGGTCTCCATAAAATACAAAGTTATGCCGGAGCTCGTTGCAGGAGTTCCGGCATTTTTTTATTTATTTAAACTGACATTTTTAGTTATGAAAGTATTTGGATTGGAAATCCGTCGGGCTAAATTGCCGCAGATGGATAAGGCTTTGCCTAGCGTACCACGAGCCGCAAGCGGAAGCCTTTTGTATATGCCTAGTATGTCCCGCGCAGAGCTTATGAGTAATACGACGGTATCAGCTTGTACTATGCTGATTGCCGATTCCATTGCTCAGATGACTGTAAATGTCTATAAACGTACAAACGAAGGAAGGCTGCGCGATGACAGGCCGAATCTGGCTTATCTGTTGAGAAAGCAGCCGAACTTCTACGATGCTCCGTTTACATTCAAGCAGACTATGATGATGGATCTTCTGCTGGACGGTAATGCTTTTATTTTTGTTGCAAGAAATCCCGATAACTCGCCGAAGAGCCTCACTCCGCTTCCTCCGAATCGCGTGAGAATCTGCTTTGACGATAACGGAGACGTTTATTACGAGTATAATTACGGCGGAAATATTTATAAATACCGTCCGGACAATATACTTCATATTCCGGCTTATCGTTATGGCACTATCAGAGGAATGTCTCCGCTCGCTTATGCGCATCATGCTGCAAGGCTTGGCTTGACTCTGGATGAATACACAAACGAAAGCTTTGACGGTGGTATTCACTCTAAGCTTTTAATTGAAGTTCCACAGACAGAGAAAAACTTCACAAAAGAAGATGCTCAGAAGCTCAAAGAACGCATCCTGGATGCTTATGGCGGAAAAGATCATGTTAATGATCCGTTTATCGTTGCAAACGGTATGAAAGCCAGCGGACTTGATATGTCTACCAATGCCGATGCACAGCTTGCAGAAAACAGAACCTACTCTGAGCGCGAGGTTGCTAAAATCTACCGCGTTCCTTTGTATATGCTTGGCAAGGATGACTCTAAGTTTGCAAACCAGGAGCAGGCAAACACCTTCTTTTTACAGCATACTCTCAGTCCTTGGCTTGTACGCGTTCAGCAGTATCTGGACCGACTTCTCACCTATCCTTTCCAGAATGACCACTATGTTGAGTTTGATACAGATACAATGCTTCGTGCTGACTACAGAAGCCGCATGGAAATGTACACAAAGGGACTTACAAACGGTGTTTATACACCGAACCAGATATTTGAGCGTGAAAACTTGCCTCGAACAAAGGAAGCCTGGGGAGATCAGCACTTTATGCCGGTTAATCTCTCTACGGTTGATAAAATTGCCGCACAAAATCCAGCAGATGCTGGCGTAAATACATCTGACAATCTTAAGGAGGAATAATCAAAATGGATGTAGAGAAACTTATTAAGAGAATACAAGACGGCCAGCAGTATCGTGATATGGAGCTGCGGGCTATCCAGAACGACACAGAAAAACCGGAATATCGTGTTTCCGGCTATTCTACAATGTTCAACCAGCCTTTTGTCCTCTACCGTGAAAAATGGGGTGGAGAGGAATACGAAATCCGCGAGCAGGTTGATTCTCATGCCTTCGATCTCGCAGACATGAGCGATGTTATTTTCAACCTGAACCATGAGGGCCGCGTATTTGCACGCCTTTCAAACAACACTCTTAAGCTTACCATTGAGGAAAAGGGCTTGAAGGTTGACGCTTATCTGGGCGGAACAGAGGAAGGTCGCAAAATCCATCAGGAAATCGAAGGCGGCTACCTTACAAAGATGTCTTATCGCTTTGTTGTTGAAGATGACAAGGTTGAAGAGTTCACAGAGGGAGAAAAGCGCGTAATCTTACGCACTATAACCAAGATAAGAAAGCTGTATGATGTCTCAGTTGTCTCTATCCCAGCAGACGACCACACTTCTATATCAGCAAGAAGCTTCTCAGACGGATTGATCGAGAAGATTCAGGCGGAGCGACTGGAAGCTGAGAAGAAGGAAGAAGCAGAACGTCAGGCAGTTCTGGAAGCAGAAGCACGCAAACGCGAGCTTGATTTGCTTGATAACATTTAATTATCCCAGAGGAGAAAAAAAACTATGGATAAGAAACAGCGCCGCGCACAGCTTATCGCTGAAATGCGCGAACTCAACGAGAAAGTTCTCGGTGAAAAAAGAGAGTTTACTGCAGAAGAAAAAACTCTTTACGAAGAAAAAGAAAAGGAGATGCGCGAACTTTCTGCTCAGATTATGGCAGAAGAACGCCAGGCAGCTATTGACGGCTTTGCCTCATCTCTCCCTGTTCCTGGTGCAGACGAAGGCCGTGCAGCACCTGTAACAGATGAAACAGAAGAATTCCGCAAGTTCCTTCGCGGTGAAAAACGCGACCTTACAGTCGGAACATCCGGCTCACAGGGCAGCGGCTACGCTCTTGCACCTCAGGAATTCTCTGACGAAATCATTCAGGCCATTGAAAAGGACACTCAGATTTACAAACTTGTAGACAAGATTCCTGTAAATGGTGCCGGATCTCTCGGTATTCCTGTTGAAACAACAGATGCTTCTGATGCTGCTTGGACAAACGAAGTTCCAGGCGCAGACATTTCGGCTGACAGTGCATGGGCTTTTGGAAAGCGTGAGCTTATTCCTTCTGACCTTGCAAAGCTTGTTAAGGTATCAAAGAAGATGCTTGCATCTTCTGCAGTGCCTATCGACCAGCTTGTACGCAACAAGCTTGCTTACAAGTTCATGTCTGCTTTTGAAGCTGGTATCTTGACAGGTACAGGTTCAGGACAGCCTCTCGGTGTTTTCACTGCATCTGCAAACGGTGTTCCTACAACTCAGGACATCACTTCTGACCGCTCAGCTTGGAACAAAGCAAGCGGAATGGTTTGCTCTGCAGACGATCTCGTAAAGATGAAGATGAAGCTCCGCCCTGGCTATCGTAAGAACGCCGTATGGGTTATGAACCCAGTAATCCTTGAAAAGATTATGCTTTTGAAGGACAACGACGGACAGTACATCTGGCGTCCAGGTTTGCGCGACGGTGATCCTGACGTATTGCTCGGAATCCCTGTAGTTGAAAGCGAGTTTGCTCCATCTGGAATTAACTCAAACAACTACATCATCGTTCTCGGAGACTTTGCAAACTACTACAAGTTTGCTTACTGGAAGAACGTTGAAATCCAGGTGCTCACAGAAGCTTTCGCAGTACGCAACTGCATCGGCTATCTGGGACACACACTCGCTGACGGTATGCCGGTTCTCGGTGAAGCTTTTGTCCGCATGAAGGTTGGTAAAACAACTTCTACCGGAGAAGTTGCCGGAACAAGCGACTAGTCTTGAATCATAAGCTTGCCGCTTCTGATATAAAACTCACTTCTACAAAGTAAGTTTGGCCCACGGTCCTCCGCCGTGGGTTTTCTTTTATCTGACTTTTTTGATATGGAAGTGAAAAAACTCATGATATGCGGCAAGGCTAACAGGGACCAGTCTCTTGATGAGATTAGGGAACCTGGGCGCGAAATATGGTTACTGGGAACAGATTCCCGCGAAGGTGCTGACAAGTACTTTGAGCTTCACGGCATCAAAGTGGGACATAAAAACACTATTTATAGACTTCCCGATGAAGTTTATGAGCAGGGGCTCCCGATAAACAATTCCATAAGCGCGTTGCTGGTTTATGCCTGGATGCAGGGTTATACCGATATTGCGGTGGTCGGTTCTCCGATGCTTGCTACAGTTGAGTATCAGGAACAGAGGCCGGCACTTGCCTTTGTGGTGGGCTATCTTGCCGGACTTGGTTTGAAGCTTTCCTGGGATGGAATGGTGGAAAACAACGATTACGGCAGAGACTCGCAGATTTTGAGTTAAGGAGGAAACATGGCACAAACCAAAAAGGCTGCAGTAGAGACTGCAGATGTAAAAAAGATGGCTGCAGTAGAGACTGCAGATATTCAGGCTGTAGAAAAAGCTCCGGAAAAGAAAAAGCCGGTTGTAGAACCTGGTGCGCATTTTAAGAAGGTACAGATTAAGGCAAAAGGACTTATCTGCGCATCTTACGGAACTTTTAATGCAGGCGACACAGGCATGGTTCCATATTCAGATGCTAAAGAGCTTGAAGAATCCGGACTGTGCGAAATTGTGGGGGAATAAATGACTTTTATTACACGCTCTGAGCTTGAGAAGTTTACAAACAAGTATCCTGATGCAAATGACACAAACCCAACAAAATACTGCAATTCAGGAATGGAAGCTGTCAAGAATTATCTGGGTTATGATCCGGAAAGCCAGAGCTATACACAGGAAATAAAGGGCGACGGTGGTGTACTTGCAGCGCTCCAGGCAATGCCTATAACTGCAATTACAGCGCTGAGCATTGACGGAACGCAGGCAGACCCTACTACGCTTGAAGTTCAGAGTGAGAATTATGTCTGCTTTAAGGATGGCTCGCCTTTTGTTAAAGGCTCGCGCTATACTATTACCTTTACTGCAGGCTTTTCGGCACTAACCTTCCCTGACATCATCAAAACTACAGCTTTGCAGGTTGCTACTCTGTTCTGGGAAAGTGCAGGCGGAAATCTCGCTGTAAGTTCTACAAGCTTTGCGGACACAGGAAGTCGCGTATTCAATAACTTTACTGCAGATCGCTTTTTGAAGCAGATTGCACAGTATAAACGCAGGTTTTAGGAGGTCCTTATGGAAAACGAAGCAAAAGACAGCCAGAGCCTTGTAGAATACCGCCTCACTCAGATTGAAAGCAAGCTGGATCAGGTTACAACACTTTTAATGCAGACAAAAGAACAGGAGCTCAGGCTTTCGAGCCTGGAAAAGAAAATCGACAAGAGCGTTGACAGATGGCTTAATCCTCTTGTTGCGGCTCTTGTTTCCGGAGTTGTTGCCTTCATCTTCGTAAAGCTGGGGGTTTCATAATGAATCATCCTCAGACAGCTGCGCTTGATATAAGCCGTAAGCTTACAAAACAGCGGCTTGAAACAATAAATAAATACGGATGCTGCGCCTTCGTGCTTTTATGGTGTCTTGGCATTGAGCCGGATAATGACTTTGAAGCCATTGATACAATAAGCGACATGATGGATGCAAAAGTTTTGGATTCAGAGTGTACTGTTTCCTGGGTAGAAGCAATAAAGCATCTTACCGGAAGAACTGCGACCGTTGAATTCAAAAATATAAAGGACTTGCGGGGCATAATGAATCGCACTCCGGTCCGTTATGATTACAAAGGGAAAAGCCACTGGGTTGGAGTTGAAAGAGGCATGATCTGCTTTAATCCGCTTGAATATTCCCAGTGCGTTGATAAAGGGCGGCCTACAACCGCCAGAGTATTAAAACTCAATTAGGAGGATAGAATGAAAAATGCCGTTAAGATTATCGGGATCATTCTGTTGGTTGCCGGTTCTGTAATATCTGCTTTTACAGATATTGCTGTTGCCGACTATATTTCGATTGCCGTTGCTGCGCTCGGCTTTGCACTTCTTATAGCTACAACACTTAACAAGTCAGAAAAAAAGACCTGGAAAGAAATTGTTGCAGTTATTTTGTTTGCTGTAGGCGGATTGCTCTGCGGTTTTGCAGGCTTGGCAGAAAGTACTATAACTCAGGTTATTACACTTGTTGCTGGAGCTGTTGCATTGATTATCGGTCTTATTGCAACATTTAAGCCTACTAAGGCAAATTAACACTTTAATTGCTATGGGAGCCCTTCACGCCTCTGTAAATTACATGCGCACCCAGAAGGGCCATTTTTTTATACGGAGGAATCATGCCAGAAGAAAACGCCAAAAGCGAAGAAAAAAAACTGACATCTGCAAAGACAATGAGCAAGATCTTTAAGGTTGTCGCTGTTGTTGGTATTGTTGTTTGTCATATATTCAAATGGCTTGGCAAACTTACTGCAGAGAGTAAAGAAATCTGCTTTATGTTTGCCTGGGTTTATGGTCTTGGTGCCGGCACTATAGACCTTAATATCATAATTGATAAATTCAGGGGAGAATGATGTCGATTCAATTAACTATTATTGCAGCTCTTGTTATTATCCTGGGAATTGCTATTGAGGTTGCTGCAGAGCTTGGAAGAAGAAACAAGAAGCTTAAAAAAGATGTATTAGAGCTTGAAAATGCTATAGCGGAGAAAAGCAAATCTATAGTATATCTGGTGAAACATGCCGAAGAGCTTGCAAACATTCAGGCTTATGAAAACGATGTGAAACAAAAACTTGAGGAGGCAAAGTCCGATGAAGAAATTTCTGACATTGTTGGTAGTATTATCAGCGTTAATAATTCTCTCGTGCCGGACAACCAGGACGGAGGAGAATAAAGACATTGTGCTTCCGCCAAAGCCTCAGAGACAAAAGCTGCAAAGTCCGGAAGGCTTGAAGGATTATGCGCTTATAATTGCATATTATGAGGGCTTGGTTCAGCAATGGGAAAGCTGGGGTAATACCGTTGAGGAAATGATAAATGGAACAGATAATCAGCACGGAAATTGACGTCCAGCCGGTTCTGGATGCGCTTTCAGGAACATCAAAGAGCATTGAGTCGATTGAAAAAAGCGTGTTGCGCATTGCGGCAAAGGAAACAGCAAAATGCGTAAGGGCTGCAGTAGTATCAAGCGACTTAAATGTCAGGACCGGAGAGCTGAGAAAGGCTTATACATATAAGGTGAAGAAGGACGGAAGCTCTGCATCCGTTTATCCGAAGGCGCTTGTAGGTAAAGATCGGACTATATTTCCGAAGGCTATGACACTTTCTTATGGACATGAAGGACCTACAAAGCGTGCAAGCAACTGGTATATCAAGCCTCGCGGCTTCGTTCAGGCTGGCCAGCGCTTTGCAGATTCCGGGGCTTATATGGACGAAGTTGAAAAGATGGTATCAAAAGAATTGGATAAATATTGGAGTTAGATATGGATAAAATTGCAGACAGCATAAAAACTTTTATTATTAACAAAGTAAATGCAGAACTTCCGGGGCTTACAGAAACAGGACTTACACTTCCGGCCATAAGCTCTGCAGATGTAGTTTTTGGAGTTGTGGACTTGTCGCGCTATGAAAAGCCGATAATTGTTTCCATCCTTCCGGAAACTCAGAACGAAACCGGAAGCTTCATTGACGGAGTGAACATGGAATCAACTTTTATTATCACTTTCCTGTTCCAGAAGATCCAGTATGACATAGCAATGAAAAGGATGTGCCGTTATGCAAAAGCCTTCTGGCTTGCTCAGGCAAATAATTCGGATTTTACAGGCGTTGAGGATAGTACGATAACAAATATTCAGTATTTTCCGGATGCTGGCGTAACTCCGCAGCAGATGACTGCTGTTGAGATTACTCTGGATACAAACACTTTTCAGAAGCTTTAAGCCGTTGCTTATAAACTGACTTTATTTTTAAAACATATAGAGAGGAATGACCTATGGTTAAGAAATTTCAGATTGCACCTTATTTGAACTCAGCCATTGACAGTGAGACTGGGCTTGTAGATAAACTTGATCCTGAATGGACTCGTATCTGCAAGACAGAGACCTTTGACCTTAACATGAATCCGGAAACAGAGGAGCGCGACTACATTGCAGACGAGCTCCCTACAACTGAATTGAAGGAGTATAATCCTTCTTTCAGTACTCCGCTTGTTATGCACGAGTCAGAAGCTGACTACGGATTCATTTTTGACAAGTTCTTTGAGGTAGAAACAGGAGAAAAGGCAAAATCAGAGATCTTGCTTGTTTTCTACCAGCAGCCTGTTGATGGAAGCGACGAGCCTACACACTTCGCCGCCTGGAGATGCGATTGTACACTGGCAATCAGCGACCTTAACAGCGTTGATTCTACAATCACCTTTGATACAAACTTCAACGGCGAGGTAACAAAGGGCTACGTTACAATCTCTGACGGAGCTATCACAGACTTTACAGAGGGCGACTATTCATAGTCTCTTTTTTGTAAGCATATTTTAAGAGGAGAATAAAATCATGGTTAAAAAGCACCAGATTGCACCTTATCTGAACACCAAAATCGGAACAGACGGACTTGTAAACAAATCAAGTCCGACATGGACCCGCATCTGTAAGACAGAATCCTTTGACCTGGCTATGAATCCGGAGACAGAGGAGCGCGACTTCATCTGTGATAAATTGCCTACAACTGAATTGAAGGCTTACAACCCTTCTTTCAACACTCCGCTTGTTATGTATGAAGATGATGCTGATTATCAGTTCATCTTTAACAAGTTTTACAATCTTGCAAACGGAGACAAGGCAAAATCGGAGCTTCTGCTGGTATTCTACCAGAAGCCTGTTGATACAACTGCTGCAACTCATTCAAAGTTTGCTGCATGGAGATGCGACTGCACTATTTCTATCAGCGACCTTAACAGCGTTGATTCTACTCTTACCTTTGACACCAACGTCAACGGCAAGATCAAGAAGGGCTATGTTGCAGTATCAGGTAATAACATAAGCTTCACAGAAGGCACCTACGAAACAACCTAATGCTTAATCTTTCAAAGGTTAAACTTCCCGACAGCATTGAGCTGGACGGGAAGTATTATCCCATAAAAACAGACTTCCGCGATTGGCTCAACTTTTCACGCATCGTTAACACAAAAAATGCAGTGATAGATGATCTTGATTTTTTATATCTGGATGAAGTTCCTCCGGTAGAACTCAAAAAAGATGCTTTCCGGAAGCTTTGTGATTTTTTCCAGCCTGAAAGCATATTGCCTCGTAAAACTCCAGGATCAAGCAACGGAAAAATACTTGATTTTGAAGTTGATGCTGACATTATCTATGCTTCCTTCTACGAGCAGTACAAAATAGATCTTCTGGCTACAGATGAAGAGGGACATGCGTTATGCAGGATGCACTGGCACAAGTTCCAGGCGCTCTTGTCAGGACTTCACGGAACACGCCTCAATGAAATTATGAGTTATAGAAGCTGGAAGGGAGAAACAAAAACAGAATACGGCAAGGAAATGCAGCGACTTCGCAGCGCCTGGGAGCTTCCGACGGAAAGTGAAAAGCGTCAGAAGGATGATCTGGCCGCCTTCGAGAAGCTGTTCAAATAGTCCTTTTTATGCCTTCCGACTGACTTTATTTTATATATTTTCCTTATAAGGTTCAAAAATGGCAAAAAAAGACGTAACTATAAAATTCAAATCGGATACCAAAGAAGCCGAATCCGGTATAAACAAACTTACCTCGGATATAAATAAGCTTGCAAAGGGCAATAAGGAAAGCTTTTCAGGTGTAGACCGCCTGGGAAAATCTGTAAAGGGACTTGTAAAGAGCTTCGCTCCGGCAACTCTTGCAATAGGTGCCACTGTTGCTGCAGTCAAGAAAGTAAACGAAGTCATAAAAGAAACTACAACCTTATACAAAGCTCAGGCAAACGCAGAAAAGCAGCTTGAGGTTGCTGCAAACAATAATCCTTATCTCGACTCTTCAAGTGTTGCACAGCTCAAAAGTTATGCAAGCCAGCTGCAGAGTATTTCAACTATTGGCGATGAAACCTTATTGCCGATGATGGCACAGCTTGCCGCTGCAGGACGTACACAGTCAGAGATTCAGGGAATAATGAGCGCTGCGCTGGATGTATCTGCATCCGGAATGATGTCGCTCGATTCTGCAGTAACTGCATTGAATAAAACCTATGCCGGAACCGCAGGCCAGCTTGGAAACCAGATAAGCCAGCTTAAGACACTTACAAAAGAAGAGCTTGCAAGCGGCAAGGCTGTAGAAATTGTTGCCCAGAAATTTAAGGGCATGGCAGAAGAAACAGCCAAAGCCACAGGTTCTAGCGAACAGTTAAAGAACGCTATAAGCGATTATAAAGAAGAAATAGGGGCGAGCTTTGAAAAGAATCTTTCACCTATGCGCAAGTTTTTTACAGAGCTTATTTCCGGTTGGGCAAGTGCAAAAAAGGCAAAGCGTGAATATGAAGAAGCTGCAGAGCAGAACGAAGCAGGGGCCGGAACAGCCGCCTCTTATACAAAGGAAATTGAAGAGCTTGAAAAGAGGATAACAGAAACTTACAGCAAACTTTATGACCTTAAGGATGAAAACAAGCGAAAAGAACGCATTCAGATGTCTCGCGGTTTTATCACCGACAAACAGCTTGATCAGGAGTATGAGGCTTTACAAAATCAGCGCAAAGCAGATGAAGAATTGCTGCGTTTAAGACGCCAGCAAAGAAAAGAAGCTGAACTTGCAGAAGCTGCGGCTAAGAAAGCTGCAGAGGATCAGGCAAAGGCTGACGAAGAAGAGGCTGCAAGAGTTGAAGAAGAAAACAAACTTCTGGAGCGACGCAACAAACTTCGTGAAGCTTATGCAGAAGCTTTGCGTAAAACGCAGGCAGAAATCGCAAATCGTCGCAACCTTGGAGAAGAAATTACTGCAGAAGCAGAAGCTCAGGAACTTTTGAACGTTGCAACTTCTCATTATATCGCTATGTATTCCGATGCCGCTTTTGACCGTTCACAGACTAAAACCGGAATATGGGAAGGCGAAGCAGAACATCTTGCTTTTATAGAAGAGCTTGCTGCACAGATTCCAGTTGAGGAGCAGGTTGTAGAGAAATCTAAGAGTCATGTAGAAGAACTTATTGAAGCCTGGCAAACTCAGGAAGAAGAAACTCTTGAGATGCAGAAGGCTTTGCTTGATGAATATGCCGCTTATCTTGAATCAAAGGAAACTCTTACTGATGAAGAAATTGCATTAAAAGAAAAGCTTGCAGAAGCACAGAAAAATCTTGATGCGCAGATTCTCGAAAACCAGACAGCAGCACACAGAAAACAGCTTGAGGATTTTGCAAAGCATGTTTCAGATATTTCCGGTTATATCGAGCAGTTTGCTGGAGTAAGTCAGCAAATAACAGATCTTGCAAAGGAAAATACTGCAGCACAGCGCAATGAAGAACTTGCAGAAATCTCAAAGCAGTACACAGAAGGAGCTATTTCCTATGAAGAATACTGTGAGAAGAAGCTCGAAATAGAGCGAAAGGCTGCGCGTGAAGAATATAAAATCAGGGAATGGGAATGGCAGGTATCTTTCCTACAGGCTACAGCAAATATCGCTCAGGGCGTTGCCGCTGCTCTTGCCGGCATGCCTCCGACTTCTTATATCATGGCTGCATTGACAGCCGCAAGCGGTGCCGCACAGATTGCATCCATTGTCGCTTCAAAACCAAAGCCGCCTAGCTTCAGCACAGGTGGTATAGTTCCTGGCTATTCTTATTCAGGAGATCGTGTTCAGGCAAACGTAAACTCTGGAGAGATGATCCTCACCGCTGCACAACAGAGAAACCTCTGGAGCCTTGCAAACGGTGCAAAAGGAAACTCGGTTGTAAGTATGCCGGTAACTATAAATAATACCGCATCCGATTCTGTAAGCGCTTCTGCAGAGCTTTCGCCAACTGGAATGACCATCCTTATCGAAAAGATTGTAAGTTCACAGATGGCAGCCGGAAAATACAATAGCAGTATGGCAATAGCACAGAGCCGCCAGCGTGGTGTTGAATATCAATAGGAGACGAAAAATGACAGTTAATCCATGGCCGAATAATATAAATACAAAGTTCTTTTCCGGAAACGATAAGCCGGTTACAAACACTCAGACAACTTCTTTTCTTTCCGGAAGGCAGGTGTCCTGGCAGATAAATACAAAAAAGCTTATGAGCTATAAACTCAAGCTTGAACTCTCAAAAACAGAACTTGCTCTGTTCTGGACCTGGTTCAACGATGTACTGGGACAGAACGCAAACGCATTTACATGTTCTGCAATCGGGAACGGAACTTATCGCTTTGTTTCCATCCCTACTCCGGACGATACAAAGCAGACTTACCGTGTTCTTTCAATGGAAATTGAGGAGATATACTGATGGCAGCACTCACAAGAGCACAGATTTTCAAGCTTCTTTTTTCCGGCGGAAACTATGCTAAGCAGTATCTTATAAAGCTTTATCATCCGGTTGCTGGGGTTTTACGTTATGTAAACAATAATCAGAACATTACTTATGACGGCTATACCTACACTGCAGCAAGCTTTGAGTACACTCCGCCTGATTCCCAGAACAGCGGAGGCACACTTGAAATAAGCAGTATAGATAATTACCAGATTGTAGAATGGCTCGAAAAGGCAGATGATCGTTATACAATGGAGGTTATGGGCGCCTTAAATGATGGAGACGTTCAGCCTATAAGAGCATATAAACATTTCTACGGAACCGTAAGCATGAGCGAAAACGGAAACTTGAATTTCAGCCTTGAAAGTGATGGAAGGCTTGGAATGGTGTTTACCGTTTACAAATATGATACTGACTTGAACAGAGGTAATGCTTGATAGATGTATCTGACCTTATAGGCATCCCTTATAAGGATCACGGACGGACCGCAGAAGGGCTTGACTGCTACGGACTTGCTATTATAGTTCTGCAGCGCTTCGGCAAGAAGCTTGATGATGTAATATATGAAAATCACGACTTAGAACTCTCAGGGACCTGGGCGCCTCTTCTAAATGTCCGTCGGACTGACATTATTAAGGCAGGCTCTCTGATTGAGATTCATATAAAAGGCACGCTTCATATAGCAGTTGCTCTGGATGACCGCACAATGATTCATGCGACAACTAATCAGGGAGTGCGAATCAGTAAAATAGCGGCTTACAAGCTTGCTGCAGTATATGAGGTCTTATAAATGGGATTACTAAACGTCTACAATACTCTCAAAAATGAGCATACAGTTATAAAGGCAAACGGCCGCCTACATAATATACTTCCGGAAATTGACTTTAAACATTCTCTCGTACTCAAAGCAGGAAACAGGCTGGATGGTAATTACGAGGTTCAGCCGGATGATGTTCTTTATATCCGCGAGGTTCCTTCGGCTGCAACAGTTGCTGTTATTGGGGTTGTGGTTGCAGTAACAGCTATTGGTGTTGCTGTAGGTTCTGCACAGTATGCAAAAAAACTTTCGCAGGACGCACAAGACGAAATGGAAAAGGCTCAGCGGGATGCACAGAATCTCGCCGCTCAGGTCCAGCAGCTTCCGTTTATACGAGGGGCAAAGAACCGCAGTGCTCTGGGTGAGAGTGTTCAATTCGTTATGGGCGATGTGTACAATACGCCTTATAACCTTACAGACGGCTTCTACTCTATTGACGGTGTTGACGGTGTAAACTCATATTACAATGCGGTTTTTTCATGTGGTTATGGTCCGCAGAAAATTACAAAGCTTTTCCTGGGAAATGAGCTTATAGCTCAGGATGATAACGGAATAAACGGACAGCAGTATTTTGACAGCTCTTCGCTTTATTATGATCCTACCAATTCAAACAGAGTTGAAGTAAGACAGGCAAACGATGCAATAACACTTACAAACTGTAATCAGAAAGTAAGCGCGACATATTCCGGGGCTGAGCTTAAGCATGACTTCGGACAGGATGCGGTTCCTGTTATAGTTCAGGCTGCAGAAAACGCAATGACAATTCAGGTATGTATTCAATTCTCTTGTTTGCGTCAGTATAACTCAGAGGCAGAAACATGGCAGGATCAGAGTGCAACAGTGCGTCCTTATTGGAGTAATGACGGCGGCACAACCTGGAATGAGTTTATTTTCAGCGGAACTACAGACAATACATTCACAAAAAACAGCAATAAGAATATCCGCTTTGTTGCAACAAAAACTTTTACTGCAGCAGAAAGCTATGGCAAGTCTATTTCCATAAAGGTAGAGAAAACTAGCGTTAAGCCTGAAAGTGGAACTCAGGAAGATTGCTGCTTGTTGTGGTATCAGACCTTCCAATATGATGCAGACAAATCAAGCTCTTCAACTCTGGTTGCATGTACTCCGGTAGAACCTGAGCTTTTTAATAAGACAGTACGCATTGCTTATAGAGTTGTTGCAACAGAATCTACTCAGAATATGCTCGATGAATTGCATGCTCAGTCTTTGGGTTATGCTCGTACATGGGACGGCACAGAATGGAGTGACACAAAGGAAACTACACGAAACCCGGCATCCTGGCTTCTGGAAGTCCTGACAAGTCCTGTACATGCTCCGAGCCAGTTTGAATTGAGTGAGCTTGATCTGGATTCTTTCGGGGCTCTTTATGATTATTGTGTATCTAACAGCTTTTATTGTGATACGATTATCTCTTCATCAGAAAAGAAGCTTGATATTTGCGAAAAGATTCTGAACCTTTGCAATGCCTCTCTTATAAGAAATCAGGAAGGCTTGCTCGAAGTTTGTATTGATAAGCTTGAGACAAACCCAGTTGCTCTTTTGAATACAGAAAACATTGTATCATTCAGCTTTTCAAAATCTCTGCAAAAGAAAACCGACGGATCAAAGGTAACCTATACAAATCGCGAAAGCTGGGCTGTAGATACATTCTACTCAATGCTTGATGGCGGTTCTTATGATTACGCAAACGACACTGTAGACACTCTTGCGCTTGATTATGTAACAACTTATGAACACGCTTACAAAATGGCACAGAGGAAGCTCCGCCAGAGACAGTTGCAGCCAAGAGAAATTAAGGCGGATGTAGGAAGTGAGGGCGACTGGTATCCTCTTTATTCAACAATCCTTCTGCAGCTTCCACAGTTGCTGCAGGGCTTGAATTCTTCTGTAATCAAGTCTATTGAATATGACATAAGCGGAAAAATCTCGCAGATTACTATTTCCGATCTTGTTGAGTTCCAGGAAGATAAACGCTACGGCATTATCATTCAGGCTACAAACAGCTTCGGCTATAAGCTTTATTCTGCAGAAGTAGAATACACTCCGGTAGATGAAAACGACGAAGAAACAACCGGATTTACAAGAACACTTACTCTCACAGATCCGCTCGACCTGGGCCAGAATATAATTGTTCCGGAAATTGGCAATCATCTTTCCTTCGGTTTACTCGATGATTACGGAAGATTCAGTAAGATCACAAATACAATGAAAATCTACGGAATTGAGCCTAACGGTTCCGACGGATATACTCTTACTTTACGCGACTATAACGAAGATGTTTATTCTTATGGCGGTCCGATTCCGGCTTATAAGAGCAATATAACAAGACCACAGGCTCCAAACACTCCGGTAACTATTGACGATATATCAAGGCTCAGACAGGGCATGAATGTACTGCAGGAAGATCTTATTAACGCATATCAGATGCTTGAAATGCCTCTTGTATGTTCTGCAGATGTAACCTCTGTTATTATTGAGACAGATACAAACGGACAGACAGTAGTAACACAGCGCGTAACAAGTCAGATTACATGCCGCCAGGGTTCAGAGGATCGCCGCTTTGCTATTGGTGAAATACAGGTCCCAGACGGCTGGTCTTATCAGATTGAAAGTGGAGCAGTTATCTTTACAATTCCGGCTGGAATAACAGTACACTCCGGACAGTTCAAGATTCCGGTAGTTTATACTCCGGTTATAGCTTATGACGAGTATGCAGATGAAAACGGAAATCTTTATGTAGATGAAGATGATGCGCAGTATGTTGATCAGGTTCTGGCATCGCAGACTTATACTCAGGATATATGGTTTTCTTATTTTGGAATGAATGACGGGGTTTATCTGGGAATTATCTCCCAGCTTGATGATCTTCCTTCTACTTCTGCAATAAATGATTATTTCGTATGGGGCGGCGCTGTTACCACAAGCGACTTGTCAATGGATGGCCGCTTCCTTCCTGGACGCGTTTATAATTTTATAGGACCGAATAAGGCATGGAAGTGGGAATCAGACGAAGATATAGGACATAATACTCTCGTTCTGGGCGATATAATGAGCGTTGCTACAGATGATCTGGAACAGAATAACTCTCTTGTTTATGACTATATTGACCATCTGACAAGCAATTCCATATTCGTAGGCTTGCTTATTGCAAATACAGCTTTTATTGACAATTTATTTGCACAGCAGATAACGATAAAAAATAGCGGATTTATTCAGAGTGAAGGGTATATAGACGGCTCTAGGGGCTTTAAGATTACTGCAAACGGTTTAATCGAAGCTTATGAGGGAAGGTTTGCAGGTGGGCTTGGAACTGAGGAGATAGAAAGTGTTTCTTATAGAGATTGGTTGCCGTTCATTTCCGGTATGCTGGCTATTTATGTTTCATCAATAGGAAATTATAGCTCTGCTATTGTTGAATCAAGAAAATTAGTAGGCTTTGGGTTTCTCACTACCCATGTCCAGACTTATTTCGAAAGTGGAGCAATGAAAACGTTCCGTTTGCAGGAATATGTCTCTATTTATGCAGATCCTGATTTGTCGTTAATTTATGCTGAGGAAACAGAAACCTCTCCTCTGCTTCGTCAGATTACAACTCATGGCTGGAAAGTTGCAGCGGTTCCATCTGGGTCTTATGTGGGCGATAATCAGTTGGTATTCCATTATCTGTCGTTCTAAAATCTGACTTTTTTATTGTGGATAAAAATATTATGAATATTACTATTACACCAGAGCAGGCAAATATCTTATTGAATCTATTAAAACCTTATGCAGAGCTTTCGTTAAATCTCTCTGCGCAGCTCAGGTCTCAGACTACAGCTGCAGTTCAAAAGCCGCCTGTGAGGGCTCAAAAAATAGATCCGCTGGAGGAAGAATTAAATGTCAACAACAAGATTTAAGGGAGAATCCGGAAGCGACCGCCTGGGCGTTTCAACTATTTCAGACTCAGATATGATTCAGGTAAGGCATAAGCCTGGCACCATTGACGATGCCGACAAAGGTGTTTCAAAGGCTGTAATACAGTCTATGCCTTTTGGTGTTTGTACAACTTCTGCCGCTACGGGCACCAAAGTTGCTACTTTAGTAGACAGTAATCCTGATTTTGTGCTGGTTTCTGGCCGTGAAATTGTTGTGTATTTTCAAAACTCAAATACAGCTGCAAATCCCTCTTTAAATTTTGAAGGGGCCGGGGCAATTCCTATGTTTTATCCAAACGGAAATCCAGTGGGAATCTGGGAAGCCGGGATGTGGATTCAATTAAAGTATTTTGAAGTTACTATTGGTGGTTCAATGATCCAGCGCTGGATAGCCTGTTCGCCTGTTGTGTCAGATGGTCATGTCGGCGATATTAAAGCTATTTCGTATGTAGATCCTCCGGATGGCTGGCTTGAATGTAACGGCCAGGCTGTAAGCCGTACTACTTATGCAGCACTTTTTAATCTTTTTAATACGCAGAAGTATGACGGCACAAACACTTTGCTGTCACGTTATGGAACCGGTGACGGCAGCACAACCTTTAACCTTCCGGACTACCGAGAGGCCGCCCTCGTAGGTGCAGGACAGAACGCGAGCGACACAATCGCGGATCATGACGTTTATACGGTCGGACAGTTTAAGGACGATCAGGTGCAAAATCATAAGCATTATTTACCACCTTATACAGCTATATCTCAAACCGCTGTTAGTTCGTATGCAGATATGACATCAAATATAACTGATGATAGCACATCAGGTTATTATTCGTTGAATATGGCAAACGGACGCAAGGGCTCGGTAACCCGTGGTAAACGTAAGGCTGTTAAATATATCATTAAAGTACTTTAATTATGTATTTTACGGCTTTTCTTTTACCACGGGTAACTGTACCCGTCCTGGCTCCCAGCGGATTTGAAGAATCCTGATTAATTAAAAAGTTATCTCCATAAACTGCACCAGGGTTCACAAGCTGCGCATATTTCGCAGGGTTTGGCATGGTTGTTTGGTGGTAGTGTGTCGCTAAGCAGTCATCCTTAAACTGTCCGACCGGAGATTATAAGACCTTAATGATAAACTTTACAGCTTTACGCTTACCTCTAGTAGTTGTGCCAATACGTCCAGTAGCTCCGTTTGTTGTCGCATCATTAGAATCCTGGAATTGATAAGCTCCACCACTTGCACTCATATAAACACCCGAAGCCCTATGCCATGTGCTATTGTGTACGTGAGACTGGAATTGATCGTCTTTAAATTGTCCGACCGGTTATTACAATACCTTAATTATAAACTTTACACCTTTAGATTTTCCACGGGTATTGTTTCCATTACGACAGCTTATCATTTTATTATTGGCAAATACTAGAGAATCCATACTTTGATAACCAGATAAACAAAGAGTAGGTAGTTCATTACCTGATAAATAATTTGTTACTACTACAGAGCCATTTGAGGTAGGATTACTAGACAAGTTGTGTCCGTGTTTCTGTATCTGATCATCTTTAAATTGTCCGACCGGCTGTTACAAGACTTTTATGATATACTTTACGGCCTTACGTTTACCACGGGTAGTGGTGCCATAACGTCCGGTTCTTATTCCACCCGACTGGGCATTAGGAATGTTGCTATCAAAATTATGCATAGAAGTGTCCGTTATTCCTTGTGTGCCATTTGTAAGAACAGTTTGATAATGACTATGATCCTGCAGCTGATCATCCTTAAACTGTCCGACCGTTAACATTCAACATAAAAATCAGAATATTAGAAGCATAGTAATTTTAGGAGGAATAATATGATTTATGCTTATATCAGAGTTAGTACGGACACGCAGACGGTTGAAAATCAGAAGATGGCTATTAAGGAGTATGCTAAGTATCACAGGTTGCATAAGATTGTATGGACCAGCGAAACAATATCTGGAATGAAGGTGCCGGAAAAACGTAAGCTGGGGGAGCTTTTAAGTAAGGTCCAGGAAGGTGATACTATAATCATAACGGAATTGTCGCGCCTGGGAAGAAGCTTGTCTATGATTTTGAACGTGCTGCAGAATCTTTTAGATAAGGGTGTAAAGGTTATAGCAATAAAAGAAGGTTATGAGCTGGGAGACAATATTCAGAGTAAGGTGCTGGCTTTTGCTTTTGGATTATCTGCTGAGCTTGAACGTAGTTTGTTATCGGAGCGAACTAAGTTGGGACTAGAACGTGCACGGAAGCGCGGAAAGAGAATCGGTCGGCAGCCAGGCGAAAAGCCGCATCATTTTAAGCTTACTCCATACCGTGCAAAAATCAGGCGTTACTTAAAGGAAGGCCGGACTGTAAACAGCATGGCTGATGAGTTTGGTGTAAGCTGGCTTACCATGAAAAACTTTGTTACCACCAACATAAAAATTAAACCGCTTCCTAAGCTCACGGAAGAACCTAAAAGACACGGGCATCCGACTTATCAGGAGATGGAATATTTTAAGAGGCATAAGCTGTAAAAACTGGTACATAAAACTGGTACATAAATAAAACTCGAAAAAATTAATAATGAACTATCGCGAATAGACATAACGTGTAAATCGTTGTATTATATGGAATTAACAGGTTCTGCGAACTTGGGTGAACTCGAAAAAACGCTAACTCAGAATTTCTTCTAAGCAGCAGGTAGACGGTTCGAGCCCGCCCAGCATCAGTGTACCTAAATCGTTGTATTATAAGGAATTAGCGCACTTCGACAAAGCGTGTAAAATGTCGTAAATGCGTTAAAATTCCTTACTGGTACATAAACTGGTACATAAAATCAATTCCGCCCGCTGAGGAACATGCAGTAACCTGTAAAAGTATTTTTATGAGGTGCTGGCAAAATGCAAAAACTTCCCTTCTCTTTAACTACGCGAGGAGACTCGCCGTATTATTACGTCCGTTTCCGGAACGAGACAACCGGAAACTTTATGACATGGATTTCCACAAAGGAAAAGAACTACAATCGCGCACTGCGTAAGGCATGGGACCTTTACAACCAGAAGGCTGAGGATCTTGGAACGCTGTCTTATTATGATACACTGCGCAAAGCTTCCTACAGCAAAGAAGATGTCGCGATGTTCCTGGAGGACTTTAAGCGCAAAGGTTTTCTGTCGGGGTATGTTCTGAATGACAGCGAGCTTTCAAACGCTCCGGCTCTGCAGTGGTTCATTGACTTCTGGGATCCGGAGACTTCCGAATATTTGCGCGAGAAAAAACGCAAAGGGCAAAACGTCCATAAAAAGCATACCGGAAACTCTGCTGCTTTTGTGCGTAAGTACTGGCCGCCTGTTCTTAAAGACAAAAGACTTGGCGAGCTTGGGCGCCAGGATATTCAGGCGATGTTTGATATGCTTGACAATATGGACCTGAACGGAAACACAAAGAACCATATACTCCGGTCCGTACTCACTCCGCTTAAGTGGGCTTATAATAACGAAGTGCTTTCCAGAGACCTTTCAAAGGGCTGGGTAATGTATAAGACAGTCTATAAGCGCAGGTCAATTCTCACAATGGAAATGGCTCGCAATGTGTTTCGCGTTCCATGGGATAACGAGTTTTCTAAACTTGCATCCATGCTGGCAATGTGTACCGGCATGCGTGCAGGAGAAATTCTCGCATTGACTCTTGATGATCTGGGAGAGGACTGTATCAACATCCGGCACTCGTTTTCACTTATTGACGGACTTAAGTGCACAAAAAACGGAGAGAGCCGGACGGTATATGTTCCCTTCCCTTTTCTTATGCAGAAGCTCAGGGAGTATGGCGAAACTAATCCGCATATAAACGGCTCAGGCTTTATATTTTGGGGTTTAACTCCGAATAAGCCCATGGATCCGAACGGCTTGCGCAGATACTTCCGCAGAGCTCTTATTCTGGCTGGGATGGAAAAGGAGGATGCAAACAAAATGACTTTCCACGCATGGCGCCATTTTTATGCAACCTATATGAGCGATAAAGTAAACCAGAAGGCTCTGCAAAGCCAGACAGGACACAAGACACAGATTATGCTTGAGCACTATGCAGCGCATCAGACACTGGAAGAAGCAAAGCTTATTACTCAGGCACAGTATCAGATTTTCGGGGCGATTATGCAGTAGTTATGGATTAACTATCCAGAACCCGCTTAAGCTCGCCCTTCGCTGTTTTCAAAAGCGGTGCGAACGGCTTCCCATTTTTCCAGGAGCGTGCGCACCGTGTCTTTTTGCTCAGGTGTTATCTGCTCCCATTGTTTCAAAAGCCAGCGTTCATCGTTGCTTAAGCCTTTATTTTCATTGCCTGTTATAAGCCATTCCGGAGAAACATTAAGAAACTCTGCAATCTTATAGCAGATGTCTCCAGCCGGAACAGCTCCGTTTTTTTTCCAGTCCGAGCTAACTCTTTTTGAGTTAGCTTTTTTTGTTTTAAAACCTGTTCAACCCTTTCCATAAAACATACACGCTTAAATTCCATAACACGCCTCCATATTTTTAATCGAAAAAATATTACGAAAAGCGTACAAATTTATTTGACAATGTTCGTTTTTCGTTATATGATAATTATAGAAAGTACGGTTTGCGTACTTTTCGGCTAGTACTATAGTACTAGTTCATAGAACTGCTTGACATCAGTTCTATGAAGCGACAAGCGTGTTTTGTTTAGGTAATTGCTGCACCACCTCAGCGGGCGGTTGCGGTTGTTATATAAGCCTCTTCGGGTCTTACACGCTTCTCGAAGAGGCTTGTTTTTTTACAGGCCATTACTGGCGCTTTTCTTTTGGATGTTCGTCGGGTTCTACCCTCATCACCCAGAATCCGGCTTATGTCATACATTGCTACCGGGAGAGAGGAAGCTGTTCTGCAAAATGGAATAAATCGGCAGCTTCCTCAATCCCATCTTTATGGAGGTCCGTTATGGAAAAAAAGCCTTTATGTGTCAGAGTTCCTGACGCATGCAAGATGCTCTCTATCGGCCGTACTACTCTTTTCAGCTTAGATATTCCTTATATCAAGCTCAACAGAATCCGGCTGTATAAGGTTGAAGATCTGGAAGCGTATCTCGACGCTCATACCGTTTACAAAATGGGAGAGAGGGTTATATGACAAGATATACTTATCTGAACTGTATGCAGGAGCTCTGCTTCCGTTTTGCACGCGCCATTGAAATTACAAAGCCGGATGATACTTTACTCCATGATGTTTACACAAACGCAGAAGAGGGTTTTTTCAATCGCATAAAAAACATAACAGTTGAAGAAGCTGCAGAGATCATTCCGGAAACTTTGGAGCAGAGGCTTAAGCAGTTTAAGGCAGATGTTATAAAGCTTGAGGAAGATGCGGCTTATGCTCTTAAGGGAGGCAAATAAAACGCGTGTACAAAGGAGCCTTGCTGACATGCCGCCTTCTACACGCTGGTATCACGAGCATAAAGCCAAGATTGCTGAAAAGCATAGAGTTCAGCAAAGAGAATATATGGCAAAGCATCGCGAATACTACAGGCAGAAGTCAAGGGAGTATTACTTGAAGCGCAAAGAAAAGCCGTCAGGCTATGTAAAACCAGATATAAAGCCGGGATTACCAAAGCAGCTTAATAAGAATGGAGTAATGCTTCTTATATCGGCAATAATCGAACAGGCAGAGCGGGATATAAAAGCCTATGAGCATAGGCTTACGACATCTACCAAGAAAAAGAGATTAAGCGGGGACGATGTAAGCTACAAAGCTTACAAAACAGCCCTCGACTATTTAGAGAAAGAGCTTCCTGAATGGGAAGAGGCATATAAATACATATTTTAGGAATATTTTATGGCAGACAAGAATATTGATTATAAAAATTATGTTTCACAGTTTAAGGACTGTATGGAACTGGATCCTGTGGAACGTATTAAGAAGTACCTTGAAGAGCTCAGTCAGGATGACGAAGCTCTTAAATCTCTCTATCGCCCTGAGAAGATAGATGACTGTTATAACTTCATCAAGGAAGCAGTAAGAACCATGGCATCAAAATCAGGCTGCTACTGTGTTGAGGATGCAGTTGTTTTCAAAATGGCGAGGGATTATTACATAGACATCTTGCCGAAGGTTGCTGACGAGCCGCCGGAGGTAAGACAGGCAGAGAAAACTGAATCTAAGGAATCAGAGGAAACTGAGGCAGAAACACCGCCGGAGGAAACCACCGGAGTAGACATCGAAAACTCAGGAAGCTCGAATCCACGCGAATCTGATGACGAAGAAGAAGAAAATGCCATGCCAAAAGAGGCTGTACAAGGTGGGGGCAAGACCGATGAATACGGTTTTGAAGTATTTGGGGAAACAGAAGAAGCTGCAGACACTTGCGGGGCTGAGGAAACTGAGGCAGAAACACCGTCAGAGGAAACCTCTGGAGTAGACATCGAAAACTCAGGAAGCTCGAATCCACGCGAATCAGGACCGGAAGTAGAAGCAGGTTTATCTGTTAAGTATGACGAAAACGGCAACGGCCTTCTGTTCGAGTTTTAGGGGGCTTGTATGCACAAACCAACAACATGGTCGGACAGAATTGTTTATGAGGAAGGTTATATCTGGCGCGTCATTAAGGCAGTATGGTATGACCGGAGACATGACAAGAGGTATGAATTGGATGTGTACAAGGAAAACGATGCCGGAGAAGCTTATGCACAGAACCTTTATTGCTCAATGTATAACGGTTATGCAGTCGCTTTTCCGGGGCTTCCGATAAACACAAACAGCCGCTCTTATTGGTACGATGAAAGCATTGCAGAAGAGGAAGGCTTTGATCCTATGAGCTCCAGGCGAGATTTGGGGTATTCAATGGCAATTACACAGCCCGAAAAAGATGTTATCTGCAATCTATATCCTGATTTTGTTTACATGTTCCGGAAATGGAAATTTACAAGCAGAAAAGAGGTTATGGATAAGCTTATCGTATGGCTTGAACACAAAGAACTTGAGCTAATTCTGCAGGCAGGTTTTGAAAATGTGGGAATGAATAAAAGCTTTTGGAGACTTACAGAAGCAAATAGAAAAGCGACATGCCTTTTTATGAGACAAAATCCACAATTCAAAGGACTTACTTTCCGTGAAATCAGGCAGGCAATGAAGGCAGATAGTCCGGAAGAGTACGGACAGTATCTGTCAGACGTTCGGGTATGGAACCGAATAGAGATCAATTATCAGGCTTATAAGTACCTTCTTAAAGTTCAGGCCAAGAGTAAGAAGCCGAAGGGCATCACTGCAGCAATGTTTTTTAATGACATTATGCGCGAGTATATCGATTATAAGACAATGCTGCGCAGAAGTGAGCACAATATTAAGGATGATTACTGGCTGTATCCTTCTGATCTTCATGCTTTCCATGACAAGCTCGTAAAAGAAGAACGTCAGAAGCGGGAAGCTCAGGAGCTTGCCTGGAGACTTGAAAGAGAACGAAGGCTCCAGGAAGAGGAACAGAAGCAGAAGGAAAAAATCGAGCTTTTGAAAGCTGTTGCTTCAAAGTATGAAGGTCTTGATAAGATGATAGACGGCTATTCCATCTTTATTACGAGTGATTTTGAAGAATGGAAAAAACAGGCAGAAGCGCTGCATCAGTGCATAATTGCCGCCGGATATTATCAGAAAATGGCAGACCAGAAGAGCACTATTGTCTTTATACAAAAAGATGGTGAACCTATGGCAACCGCCGAAATATCACAGGCTGGAGCAATTCTGCAGTTTTATGCAAACGAGCTGGACCGTTCAAACTGCAAACCGTCAGAAGAGATTCAGGCAGCCTTCAATAAATGGCTTGCTGATGTTCCAAAATCAAAGTTCAAGCCCCGCAAAATAAAAAGTAATACAAAAACAAAGAAACCTATGGAGGCCGCTTAATGAGTTTTTTTAATTCAAAGCCCTGGGCTAAGATCCCGACGGACCTTCTGGAAAACAAGGCAATGACTAGAGCAGAACAGTTGCTCGCCCCGGAACTGCGGAGCGCACCTGCACTGCTGTATCTTGCCGGCGCAATGAAAGCAGACGATGACGGAATATTTGATATTGGAGACGGCGAAGAATTTGCCGCCCTTATCAAGGTTGACAGCCCCGCAACAGTAAGCTCAGTTGCAGCCGCTATGGTGAAGATGCGTATATTTGCACACGTTCCGGAAAGCTCCATCTATATTTTTGTAGAATGGGAATACAGCACAAGGCAAACAGGGAAACCTTTGCGTAATCGCTTTGCTATTGCATCGGAGATCTGGAAACACAAACTCGAAGAAACTGCTTATTTCGGCGGACAGTCTACAAAAATAGACAACATGAGACAAGATAGTACTACACCAGTTAACGAGCGTATTTATACTATACAAGACAAAGTTAACAAGTGTTTAAACACTATACAAAGCCCCGCCGCGTCGATTTCACAGATAAGAAGAGAGAGAGAAGATAAGAGAGAGACAGAGCAGATTATACCAGATGTAGATAAGAGCACACACACAAGAGTAGAGGGTGTGGGAGGAGAGGAACCTCCGGGAGCTTCCGAGCCCATTTCAGGCTCTCCAGCTCCCTCCGGTGAGATAAGCATAGATGCTCAGAGCAATATAGACCAGCCAGATACAGAGAAACTGATAACTATTCCTGACTGGAGTATTGTCCCAGAGAGTGATGCTTCTGAACAACTTGAATCTGATGACACAAACAAAGAAACAGAAGATGCAAGTTCTGTGCCAGAAGAACTCGAAAAAATCAGGGGGGACACCTTCGCAACTTTTCAGATGTTTTTTAAGGCTTCAAACGCTGGCTACAACATGAAAAGAGGCGGGAAGGTTGTCGGGGAGATCGTGACAGAGCTCATGGAAAGCCTGGATGATAAGACACAGGCTCCAAAGCTTGCCGAAAAGATCTGCGAAGAGTTCAAGAAAATGAACACAGAGCCAGGTCCGAAGAACAAATGGCATGGAATACCGCTCTTCCCTACCTACATGCAGAAGGAAGTTGTTTGGGCTCAGCTTTTGAGCCGCGTAAGGATTTCGCATCTTGAAGATGCAGTAAAGCCTGAACCGGTTGAAGAAATTGACAAGGATGCTGTAAACGCATGGCTTGACGATGAATACAAGAAATATGGCTTAGTAAGAGGAGCACCTGGAGCAGTGAGAGAGCTGCTTGAGGCAAAATCTAATGAATCAGTACATGCAGCCGACTCTGTTTGATGTAACGGAGGCGCTACAAGAAAATAAAGATTATCTGGAGCAGAAAGCTCAGGAGCAAAGGGATTTGTTTTACTCTTCCCTTCCGCGACCTTGCGAGGAGCCGAAGGACGATAATGAGCAGATGCTTCTAGCGCAATGGCAATGGCTGAGGAACCATGACGAAGAGGCACGCAAGCGCTTTTTCCTCATGGGGTACGAAGTCCTGCGCCGCATCCTGTGGGCTGAAAAGAAAAAGCGAAAGCTTTACATGACGGACGAGCAGGACATGGATGCTATATCAACGGCTTTTGAGTATGTATTCCGCCGGTACAGCAAAGGCAAAGGCTATTATGTTTCTAAGAACATGATAGTTGTATTGCAGGGCGGCATCCAGCATGCGCTGGACTACCGGACAAAGGCGGATGACGAAATAAGCCTTGATTCATTTAAGGGCGATTATACAAAAAAGATTAAGCGGTTCTTTTAGGAGGTACAGGAAATGCTTAAGACTATCGACATGAAGAGAATTGTTTCTGGCAAGAACATCCGCAATGAACATGATTCAGAGATTGCAGAGCTTGCTGACTCGATTGAGAAACAGGGTTTGATAAATCCTATTTTGGTTCAGGAGCTTGAAAATGGCAAATACGAAATTATTGCGGGGCACAGACGCTATGAAGCTGTAAAGCGATTAGGATTGCCGTTCATTGAGTGTCAGGTTGTGGAATACTTGAGCGAAAAGGACAGGATCCTCACACAGATTGCAGAAAATGCTCAGCGAAAAGACATGAGCGCTTATGAACTTGTAAAGGTTTTTGACGGACTCAAAGCAAAGTATAAGCTTAAGCAGAAGCAGATTGCGGCAATGTTTGGCAAGTCAGATACATGGGTATGCAATCAGTATCAGGCAGTAGAACTTCTGGAAAGTAAATACGGCAAGGATATTCCGGAAGAAGCAAAGAAACTTAGTGCAAGTAATATTAAGTATGAGACAAGGAAAGAGATAACCGGTGATGAAACCATTTTATGCGCTGGTATGAAAGTAAAGGTTGCGGGGCATAAGTACACCATCCTCTGCTCAACCAACGAGGCAGAGAATGAACTTAGAGCTTTCATCAAGAGCCACAAGCTCAGGAGGAAATAATGGCTAATGTAAATCAGGTTGTAGTCGAGGGCAACCTCGTAAAGTCTGCAGAGCTTTCACGCTGGGGAGACGGAACACCTTATATCAGGTTCACTATTGCAAATAACGAATATTTCAAGAACCAGCAAGGCGAATACGAATCGATTCCGAGCTTTATTGATTGCCAGTGTAAAGGGGCTTATGCAGAATCAATGAGTAAGCATCTGCTTAAAGGTAGACGTATCACTGTAGTGGGACGCCTTAAGCAGCAGAGGTGGAAAGATGATCAGGATCAGAACCACAGCGCTATCGTTGTAAAGGTTCAGGAGATCTCGCTTGCTCCACTGCAGCAGGCAAGTTCACAAGGTTATCAGGAACAGTCAGCTTATCAGCCGGAGCCTGATTACACAACAGAAGCCGGCGGCGATATGTTTGACGGCAATGAAACAATTCCGTTCTAGTGGGAGGATGTTATGAACGAAATAATGAATGTTTCTGCAGATGACTGGGAAAGAAAACCCGATTTAATGACTACCAAAGAGCTTGCAGATGTCCTGGGCGTTGATGTGAAAACTATTCAGAGAGCTGTAAGTTCGCTCGACATAAATGTCGCGCGAGTTGGAAACAATCATACAATGGTTTTCAATGAGGAACAGGCAACAGCAATAAAGCTTGAGATTCAGAACCATAGCAAAGTAAATGCTCTTACTCCCAAGACAGATCTTGAAAAGCAGTTGATCATACAACAAGCAATGCAGCTTCAACAGGAAATGATTGCAGAGCTTCAAGATAAAGTTGCAAAGCTTGAACCGGCTGCGGCTTTTGCTTATCAAATATGCTCCAGTAAAGATGCCATAGACATCGGCAACTGTGCAAAGGTCTTGAACAGAAACATAGGACGCAATCGTCTTTTTGAGTTCTTACGAAATAAGAACATCTTACAGCAAGACAACATCCCTTATCAGAAATATATCGACAACGGATATTTCAGAGTAATCGAGACTAAGTTTGTTATTCCTTCCGGAGAAACAAAGATAAGCCTCAAGACTCTGGTGCTGCAGAAGGGTGTTGCTTACATAAATAAATTATTAAAAGAGGCAGAAGCTTAATGAAAACCAGAGTATGCGCAAAGCCTGGATGCGGAAGAACTGCAAAAGAAGGCCAGAGATATTGCGAGAAACACATGGGAACGCAGAATAATGCGGAAAACCGCAAGATATTCACTCAAAGAGGAAAGAGTTCACAATGGCATCATCTGTATGAAACAAATGAATGGCGCAAGCGACGTGCTCAATTCCTTAAAAAATATCCCAGATGTTTCATCTGTGGTAATCCGGCAACTATTGCGGATCATATTGTACCGCATCGCGGGGATTTGACTCTCTTTTATGATGAATCAAACCTCCAGCCGATGTGTCAGAGTTGCCACAGCCGCAAGACTTTGAAGGAAAATAACAACTTCCATCCTAAAAGGGGATAGGGGGTGCAAAACTCAGGAGCTTTCGGCTTTCACCAACACGCGCCCTTGCCAGTTTGAACAGGC